ATGGCCTCAATCAGAAAGCGGGAAGGGAGTTGGGTCGCGGAGATCCGGCGCACCGGCCATAAGTCGGTCAGCAAGTCATTCCCGACTAAGTCTCTGGCGTCGGAATGGGCGCGGAAGATCGAGTCTGAGATGGACGCGAGCCAGTACCGCGACAATCGAAGCCTGAATTCTATTACATTCGGCGAGCTGATCGAACGCTACACCCGCGAGATCGGCGCTGTCCGACCGTTCGGCAAGAACAAGGCCGCCGTGCTCAAGGCGATTACTGTTGCGCTCGGCACTGTGCCACTGTCGGCCCTCACTGCTGACCGGCTGGGCAAATACGTTGACGCGCGCCGCGCTGGCGGCGCCGGCGGCGTCACCGTGGGCATCGACCTGACGTACATTGGTGGCATTCTCAAAACAGCCAGCGCGATCTGGAAAATGCCTGTTGACCAGATGGCCGTGTCAGATGCGCGCGCACGCCTGGCGCACCTGGGCGTCTCAACGAAGTCACGCGAGCGCACCCGTCGGCCAACCGCAGGCGAGCTTGAGCAGCTGTGCGAACACTTCCGGGCGAAAGGAAGTCGTCAGCGTGTGCCTATGGTGGACGTCATCCAGTTCGCAGTAGCGACGGCGATGCGCCTGGGCGAGATCATCGGCCTGAAGTGGGCGGACCTCAATGAAGCCGACCGCACCATTATTATTCGGGACCGCAAGCACCCAACCGAAAAATTGGGCAACGACCAGGAGGTGCCGCTGCTTGGCGCCGCATTCGACATCGTGCAGCGCCAGCCGCGCGCTGGCGAACGCATCTTTCCGATCACCGAAGGAACGGTGAGCACCCTCTTCCCACGTGCCTGCAACAAGCTCAGCATAGAGGATTTGAAGTTCCACGACTTACGACACGAGGGCGTGTCGCGACTGTTCGAACTCGGCTATTCGATTGAACAAGTGGCGCTAGTATCCGGACACCGGGATTGGAAAATGCTGGCCAGGTACACTCAGATCAAGGCGAAGGATCTGCATCGCGATCAACCAATCGTCGCACCCACTCAATCAGTCGCGGCAGTGTAACCTAATGAACTCACCACATGGAGACTGGGCATGGCATATAACATCTTAAATAATGCAATTACGCCCGCTGAAGACAGCGTGCAAAAGCTTAATGAAACGATAACGGAGCTAAATAAGCCACTGGACAGCACAGGATTACAGCGGCCAGTGACGCAGAGAGCAGCGCGGACATACGAAGAGGGGGTATCCGACGGTTTTAAGAAATCCGCTAACCTCTGTGTGTCAGCGCTGGAATGCGCGGTCGAGGCAATTGATCAAGGCAATACCTCAACGGCGAAAGCGGTCATATCAACTTTGCTCGATGCGTTCAACCGAATCCGGTAAAGCCATCAGTCAGCAACACCCGGCGATAACCACTCGAGCTACAGGGCGTAGCCTCCCAGGAGCTCGCGTCAATCAGCGCGGCCTCTAGTCGGGCCTTGCTGATTGCAGGGACACCAGCGCTGGAATTGTTCACCGACGCGCCAGCGCTGCATTGATTCGTACGATCGCCCGGCACCAACACTTTCTATAGTTCAGCCGCTTAGCCCACTGCCTGGGCGATCTGATCGGGAAGCGCAAGGTGCTCATGCAGGTGTGGGCAGACTACTGCGGCAAGCTGCCGACCAGCGCCACCGTGGCGCCATTGCGGCGTGACACGGCGGCCTGATCCCGATTGCGACATCACGAAGAATTGCCGCGTATTATTGCGCTTCCTACGTTGTACCTGTGGGCCCGATTGCCGTCGGGCCCTTTTTTCGTCAGGCCGCCTTGCTTTCCTCGGCCATCAGCGCCAGCGCCGCGCGCGAAGTATTCCCAGAAAGTTGGAATGCAATCATCTGCGATCGTAGAGCATTACCCGCCGGCTAGCATAAGGAGTGTAGGTTTTACTGAGCTCAGAATGAACCATCAGTACGATTGCAAATACGCCGATAAAGAATGTCTTTTTCTTCCAACCTCTTTCGACCACGGCGGCGAGAAGCATTAGTAGGGCGGCAACGAATAAGAAAGTCTTCAAAATTTTCCTTGGAACACTGGCGGTAAGCGCCGTGTTTAATGGGGCAAGCGGTCTGCATGCCCCACATGCATAGTTACAGCTCTGCGCTGACGTTGATCGGCCGCAGCGCAACCTCCCAACTAAGACCGCCAACATCGGGCAAGACGAAGCCAAGCTGTCGCGCGAGTTGGCGCGCCACGATAACGCCCTCGACCATCAGGTCATGAGCTTTCACGGCAGCGGCCCGGTCAACCTGGCGCAGGCTGGCTTCGAAATGCTCGTACCAAGCGCGCAGCATCTGCATGAAGTCGCAGAGAATTTGAACCTGTGCCAAGATTTTTGCATCGACCGGCTGTTGACCTGCCATGCATGCGGAACTATCCTTCATATGAGTCTCCAATTCTGATGACCGAGTCATCTCAACGCGATTGTGGATTCAATGGCCTCGACCGACCCTGAGAAAGTTGTCGAGGCCTTTTCTTTGCCATCATTCGACAGCAAATTCAGCATAACAAAGCGAGTAGCACTCTCGCAAGGAACCGACTGTTCACAGATCGCTCCTATGAAAACTTCAGTCTGTAATCAAAAATTGGCGCCGCTCGACAAAACCTATATTTCGTGACTCCAAAGCATTCGTTTTGCAATCATGGAATTACACATTTCGTGGATTTTGTTTCCCAGCCATAAGCATCCCTATATTTTGGTTCGCTCAGGCACTGCTTTTATAGCGATGCCTATAGCAATTAAATAATCAAAATCTTCCATTTGTGTTGCGTTTTTGCAACACATCAAAAGCTTCGATCATCAACTTGTTGCCCTGGACTTGAACGTCAGTGCGCTCTCTAGGCTCACGGCGAGGGCAGCCAGCGGCGCAGCACCAATCGCCCGCCTCGATTATTCAGCGTGCATGATCCCGCACAGCAACACATGACACTTGCGTTTGGCAGTCGTAATCTTTCTCCATCATGAGGATGCGAGGGTGCTCACATGGATACGATGCTCGACCTTTACCAGGTGGTCGCGGAGCGTGAAACCGGCTTCTGGATCACGCTGCCGGTTCCAACTGGCCAGACAGTTTCGCGCGAAGAGTGGCTTCGCCTGAACCAGGCAGACCCCGACCACTGCCAGATCATCGCCTTCGCGCCGGATGCCGAACTTCCACTTCAGTCCATGACGGATGAAGTTGTGGTCGAGCAAGCCCTCGCGGTGACCTGGTCGGACGAGACGCTCCACTAACGACTGGCGACATGAAGCGATCACGTTTTCTCACTGCCAGCGCTTACGCGCGCTACAGGTCATCCCTCGCTCTCGACCGGCTCATCCTTGCTGAGAATGACGAGACACGCCGTATTGCAATAAGATGGGCGCGCGCATGGGCTGCATACGCGAGTATGTCTGCTTCGCGTTTCACTATCCACGACAAAGGCGAATGAATGGCCGACCACTTTTCATATTCGACTTCCTCGCTTGACGCTAAGGACTATGCGCGCCGCCGAATGTCACGCGCGCAGGAGCGGTGGTATTCCGTCGAGACGAAAGCGGAACGACACAAAGCCGGCCGCTGGGCAGTTGCCTGGGGCGTACTGGCGGAACTCTATCCACACATAGCCAGACGGCCTCGCTTCAGAAATCGGCCCACTGCGCGATAGCTATCGGGCGCAGCCAGCGATGATTACCTCGAGCTTCAGCGCATAGCCTTCCCAGGCCGCACCGTCGATCAACGCCGCCTGTGCGGCTGCCTAGTGGCCCGGGTAGGCGCTGGCGTTTGGACTTCGTTCAGTTGAGAATGCGAACGTCCGCTTTCGACCCAAAGCGGACCTATGTTGCGCTTCCTTTGCTTTGGTCATCAAATCGGCGTTCTTGCGCAGCCATGACTTGATCAATGGCCTCCAACCAGTCGTCCCACATAGCAGCGTCGGCTGGCTCGTCCCCTGAGAATGTATCCAAACTCATACTTCCCAGAAGTGCAGCGATATCTTCATCAGTCCGCCTGCCTCGCTCCCAGTAGTTTTCCAAGAAACGAAACATCGCCCGATAGGCCAACTTGGCATCCATTTGTACCATTGCTGAACTCCTATTCAGTTAGCCAATGACCGCTTCTGGCCGATAGCGGACGATCAAAGTGAGCAGTGTATTGCTGTCTTGCCGAAACGACAAGCAAGATTATTGACGGCGCGGGCAACCAGCAATGATTACCTCAAGCTTTAACGAGTAACCCTCCCAGGCGGCACTGTCGATCAACGCTGCCTGGGCTGCAGCCTTATCGCCCGGGTAGGCGCCGGCGCCGAAGGTGCTGACCGGGCGCGCCGGGACCGCGCTGACACAGCCGACGGCCACCGGTACCGACACCTTCTGCGGCTCGGCAGCGCAGCCCGCCAGCAGCAGGCACAGGATCAACGCCCTCACCGCCAGCCCTCCCAGGCCTCACGCATCACGCCACTGCAGTCCGGCGCCTGACTGGTAGCCACGGCAGCGGCGCGGGTCTGTGTCCGAGCGATGGCCGAGGCAGCGAACTTCTCCGCCACCTGACGCCGCTCGTCCGCCGCGCGCTTCTCGGCGCCCAGCTTGTCAACTGCAGCGCTTTGCTCGGCCAGCAGCGTCTCGACGGCGATGCGCTTGCCCTTCTCGCTGGTCAGCGCGCGCTGGTGAGCGCCGTCCAGGCGCCAACCGTTGACGACGGCGCCGGCGGCGGCCGCGCCGACCACCATCATGATCAGCACCAGGGCGGCGGCCGCGAGCCGATACTGCGGTGGGATGATAGGCGGCGTCATGGGTAGGCCTTCCAGGTGAGTTGGAAGTGCGGGCCGTCGACGAGCGACTTCCAGTCCCCGCCCCACTCCATCGGCACCCCCAGCTCGGCGGCCGCCGCCTTCATGGCCTTGGCCAGCTTCGGGTAGAGCGGCCAGTCCCAGCGCACCTCGGCGCCGACCATGGCGGCCAGGTCGACCGCGCAGGACATGCCGCACTTGTTCGCCGTCGGCAGGTGGCGCGAGCGCGAGGTCTGCGAGGCGCCGGCGGCGACCAGCTGCTGCTGGCGCGCGGCGGTACGCACGCCCTCCGTCACCATGAAGTCGACCTCAGTCAGTTCGATGGCGCGCTTGACGACCTTGACCAGGTCGGGGTGCACGCCGTCGAGGCGGGATAGCGAGCGCGCGCTCAGCTGGAATTTATTAGCCGTCATGTGGTGGCTCCTTCGGTGCTTGAGTTGGTGGGAACTTGGCATCGGCCCAGGCGCTGAACTTGGCCTCGGCCTTGAACAGCGCGCGGCTGCCCATGTGCGACGTGATGCCGACCAGGGCCGGCGCCAGGTCGGACGAGAAGCCCTGCCACTGGCAAAGCTTGAAAGTGATGATCCCCACCAGGGCCGAGGTGGCCAGCTCGCCGACGAACTCAGTAAAGTTCCAGGCTCGCACGTGGCCGGCCTTCAGCTTCTGGTAGAACGAGACGAAGCCACCGAGCAGCGATAGGCCTATTACCCAGCCCCAGGTGAGGATGCTGGCCCAGTCGCTGGGATGGCCGGGAGGCTGCGGAGGTTTTTCGATCATTGGGTGTTTTTCCGGTTGGCGTTAAAAAGCCCGCATTTGCGGGCTGGTCGGTGGAACTTGCGGCGGCCGTCGCATTCGTACGACCGGCCCTTTCGGGTAGTCGGCCATGTGCAGGTCGATCGGGCGGACGCGCTTCATCACGGCCGGGTCGAACAGGCGCAGGCCGCCGGCCAGCAGGTGCGCGAACGTGAGGTCGGAGCACCACCACTTGCTGTCGTCGGTCCAGTCCTCCGAATAAGTCAACGGGATGCCGACAGCGCCGGCGAAGTCGTAGCCCTTCCCTACCTGGGCTTCGGCGAAGGCGCGCGCAGCATCGATGTCGGGCACGACCACCTGCATATCCCGGTAGATGACGATGCCCTTCATCAGCTGGTCGACCGTGCCCGCACGGCAGCCGTGCGTCATCGACGCCTCGTAGGCGCGGTCGCCGATGATCGTGATCGAGTGGCTGAACTGGCGCGAGCCGGCGGCGACGCCGACGGCCAGACTGATCGGGTTATATGGCCAGCGGCTGGTGAGCCGGACCGTGACAATTCCTGGACGTGGGTCCATAAATCCTCCTGTGGATAACTGTTGACGACTACCAGCGGATCGCGTCGATCTCGGCCGGGGTGGTGGCGGTGGCGAGACCAGCCTTCAGCTCCTGCGCACGCTTGAAGTGCGCAGTGCCTCGGGCAGCTATCGCCAGGTTGAACGCTTTCCAGGTCTCGACGTCCGGCAGGGGGAGCCAGGTGTTGTCGACCGTCTTCCATGCCGCCGGCCAGTCTGGATCGGCGGGCATCTCGCCAGTGAGCAGCACTACGTTGTTGATCGCCTGGATCTCGACGCGGTCCGATTCCCGGTACGCGATCTGTTTGCCCTGGAAGTCGAAGTACGTGTTGTTCGCTTCGAGCTTCCAGGCGTTGATCTCGGCGTTCTTCTCCGCGCGCAGCGCTGGCACCTCGTCCGGCCCGACCTTCTGCAGCTCGCCATTGATGACGTACAGCTTCGTCGTCGGCGCCGCCATGCGCGGGAAGCACGGCACACGCTCGACCATCACGTGGGCTATCTGCCCCGGCGGCAGGTCGGGCATGCGGTCCGACTCGACGAAGCCGTAGACCTCGCCGTCGGTATAACTCAGGGCGTACTGGATCATTGGATTGTCCCGTGGCTGGTTGAGCCTTCGCGAGTTGCGGTGCGGCTGCGCCCCTTGCTGTCGTTGGCAGTGACCTTCACGGTGTAGCTGACGGATGTTCCATTCGGCGCCGTGCCCGCCAGCGCGCGCGCGAAGTCGTTCCCGGTTAGCGACAGCTGAACCGAGGCGCCGGTCGAGGAGTCAGTCCAGCGGACCTGGCACTCCCACAGCAACGTGACGGTACCGGACCCGCCGCCAAGCGCTGCGGTCAGCGTCCCATAGGTGCGCGGGCCGCCGGCGGCCACCGAGCTGGCCAGCGTGCCGCTCAGCGAGATGCTGAACGGCGAGTTGATGTCGTTCACGGTCTGCTCGACGGTCGTGGCCGGCGTAGTGCCAACGGTCGTCCCGGCCGGCGCGCCGACCGTGGCGCCGTCCTGCGGCTTGCCGGTGCCGCCGATGTTGCTCCAGTTGTTGCTGGACAGTGGCCCGAAACGAATGTTTGAAAGCGCCGCTCCGCTAGTCGCGAAAGCGCTGTCGAAGGAAAGCGCCGCAGCTATCGGGGCGCTAACATTTGTCGTTTTGAAGACTGCGCCGTTCCTGGTATAGCGGATAGAAGAACCATCGTAGACAACAGCGAATACGTCGCCCGCAGCATAGCTTCCGAACGTGCCGGCCCAACTTCCGCTCTCATATACCTGCAGCGAGCCGTCCCACGCCAGATACACGGCATAGTCGATCGAAGGAAAGTTTGCATCGGTGGCCGGATCCGAATTCAGACCGAACATGATGTCAAACACGCCTTCGGCCCGTGCGCTCGCGTAACAGCCTCCGATATAACTTTCCTTGCTGTGCACTGACGCGTCGCCCCACCCCCCGTTGCTGGTCTTGACGACGCGGTTGCCGACCACAGAAATAGCGCCGGCGCCATTCGGGATCAAGACCAGATCGGACGAGGCGTTATCAGCCGGTCGGCCTGCACCGCCGACACCCGCCCACTGGGCCACAGTGGCCGACTTAGCCGCGACGGCATTCAACAGCGCTTGCTTCGCGTCGTAGTAGGCCTTGAAGTTCGTGCGGTACGTGGCACCCACGATGCTGATCGCCGTGCCGGGGATCGTCGCAAATTGCGAGCCCAGGCCAGTGATGTACGTGTTCAGCGCGGTGTATGCGTTCGCATAGGCAGTGCGCTCGGCGGTGATTCCCAACGCGGCCGCTTGCGCATCGATCCCAGGGCGCTCGCTGACGATGGTGGCCCAGCGCAGGCTCTCTGCCGGCTTTTCCGACGGCGACAGCAGGTCGTCGCGCGCCATGTCCGTGATAGCGGTGTTCGCCAGCGCCGCCTGCGTTGCCGCACTATTCGCGGCCTGCTCGGCCAAGGTCGTCCTGGTCCGAATCGCAACCGCAATGGCATCTTGCAACGACGCCTTCGCGGTGTAATAGCCAGAGAACCGTGAGCGCAACGTCTCCCCGACGATTACATTGTCCTTGGCGAGATTCGTGTATTCCGCTGCGTCGAGGTACGACGCGAGCAGCGACACTTTCTCGTAAAACGAATCACGAGCCGAAATCAGGTTGTACGCAGTGGCCAAGTCATAAAGCTGCATGTGCTCTTTGGCGATGGCCTCCCAGAGCAGGATGACATCCGGCTTTTCCGCTTTCGACAGGATGTTATCGTCGCTGATCGTGGCGACTGCATTCAGGGCTGCATCTGCCGCTTCCTTTGCGGCGATCAGGTCTGCTGCGTCATACATCAGCCGCACCGCGGCCCACTCGCTTGCCTGGATCGAGTCCGTTGCCGTGCTCGCGATCGCCGTCGCCTGGGTGGTGTGCAAATAAGCGCCTCCAGCCGTCGGGATGTAGGTCGTCCAGCCGTTGTTCAGGGCAGACAACACGCCAGTGGCGAATGTGTACGTCGTGCTCGCCGAGGGCTTGGTGGGCGCCGTCGCACTCGCGCTGCGCTGATAGATCTGGACGGTCGCGTTGTTCAGGCCGGGCGCCCCCGCGCCGCCGTCGCTGGCCATCACCACGGCGGCCGCCCATTCATTGCTCGCAATCGTGTCCGTGGTGCCGGCGGCGCTGGCACTGGCCGAAGTCACATAGAGCGGGTTGCCGTCGGCCGCCGGCATCGTCTTCTGCCACCCGTTCGCCAAGCTGGCCGTCGTGATTGTGCCGGTGGTGAAATCGTAGTTCACCGCCCCTGGCGTGCCAGATGGCGCCGTCGCTTTCCGCTGGTACGCGAACACGCGGGCATTGCTGTAGCCGGCAGGCCCTGTGCCCGCAGCCGAAGGCGCGTAGCCAATGTTGACCACGTCCGCGCCGGCCCAGGAGAACGGCGTCGCCACAGCGCTGATGTCTGAGACAGCCACGCTTGCCGCCCAGAGCGACACGTTGCCACCGGCCGGCGCCGCCGGCTCGGTCAGGCTCCAGCCCGCCGGTGCGGCGCCGAACGTGCCGCTAGCCCAAACATACGAAGCGGCGCCATCCGGCGGGGCCGGCTTTTCAGCTGCCCACAAGTAGACCGTCGGCGACGCCGCGAACACTTCCACCTGGTAGACCGTCGTCACCCAGCCTGAGCGGGTATTCATCGACGGGTTCACGCACCGCGCGCGCACGATGTAGAAGAAGCCGGGCGTGATCGGCGACAGGTAGGCCTGCGTGCCATCGGCCGAGACCGTTGTGCGCTCCCAGGTTGGCGACGAGACGGCGCGCCACTCGACTTCCACCTGCACGCCGCTTTGCTGGGCGGTGGCCGGCCAGCTCACCAGGATGCGCGGCACGGTCGACCCGTCGGCCTGGCGCAGCAGCGTGGACTCGCCCGACGTGCAGTCGATGGATTCCAGCGGGTCGATTTTCCAGGGATCGGGCAGTTCGCTGTTCGGCGTGCTGTCCAACTCTACTGCGTCAGCGAAGTCCCAGATGCTCGCAGCGTCTTCCTTGAGCGTCAGCTGCACGGCCGAGTTCGGGGCATAGCCCTTGTCGGTGATGCGGTAGACCTTGTTCGTCTGCCCGATGAACCGGCTCGTGTAAGTGATGCGCTGGCCCACCTTCAAGGGCCAGGCCTTCAAGCTGAACTCGGCCTTGATCGTGAAGCCGTTGCGCTGGTCCTCAGTGAAGATGCGCGCCAGGTTCGTCACGCGCTGCAGCGACTCGGTGAACGGGAAGTCCAGGTTCGTGTATAGGTCGCGGCCGTCCGCCTCGCGGTACGTGGGATTCTGGTACGGCGCGAAGTCCGTCTGGACGTACTTGTTCTCCGGGCCGATGTATTGGCCCTTGACGCCGTTGTACACGCTCGCGTCTGAGACGCCCGGGTTGATCGACAAGCTGCCGACGATGTCGTCCTGCGTCAGCGCCGCCACCGGCGCGATGTACTTGCCGGCGTAAACGTCCCAGGTGGTGGCGACCAGGCCGCCGGCCATGCACTGCGCCATCGCCTCGAGCACGCCCTTCTGATCCTGGTCGGACGTGACGGTGCCATTGATGGTATAGCGCGCACCGATGGTGGGCGCCGCCTCGTCGCACACGTTTGCCGCGGTGATGAACTGGGCCAGCGGAAGGTCGGACATCGGCACGTCGCACAGGGGCGACGTCAGGTAGTCCATCACGGCCAGGGCCGGATTTTGCGACCACCGGGTCTGCCCGTCACGCGGGTCGTACAGCTTGCGACCACGGATCACGGCGTGGATCGGCACCAGGCCGCTCTGGAACTCGGTATGGTTCAAATCCAGGGTGATCACGGTGTAGCACAGCCCGCGCAGCACCGCCGTGAGGGGCCACTTGTCGAGCATGATGGTGCGCAGGAACAGATCGACGCCGTCGTCGGCGCCGCCCAGGTGCTTCTGCACGCGCACGACCGGGTTCGTGGTTGGCTGCTGGTTCTCGGAAACCGGGCCCGACGCATTGTGGAACACGGCGCGCTCGTAATTGACCACCACCGGCCCCGTGAAGTTGATCGTGACCGTCTTGCCGTTGACCGAAGTGACGGGCAGCCGGTGCATGTCGGTGCCCTCGCCACCAAACACCCACACCGTCTTGTTGCGCGGCGAGTAGGCCAGCGTGAACGTCGGCCCCGTGTGGTTTTCCTCGATCACATCGGTACCGGGCATGACGGCAAAGCGGCCGGCGGTCGGATCGCCGTCTGCGTTGATCGAGTCGACGAGGGCGTTGTTCACCCAAACCTCTTCGATTTCGTCGCACTCATGCGCGGCGTGCACGCACACCAGGTGCTTGTATTGGTCCTTGTCGCCGCTGGTGAACATCGCGACGATGTCGGCACCCACCTTGGCGCGGCCGTAGATGTAGCGATGCGGCGCCTCGGTGGCGATGCGCGTGACCATGCGGTCCTTCATCGAGGCGTTCAGCTCGTCGCGCGCTTTGCGCTCGGCCTTGCGCGCCTGGGCGGCGCCGTAGACCGCAGTACCGACGCTGATGACGACCGTGGCAACGACCACATAAGCAGCTGCGACAGAGATACTGGCCCACGCCGCGAACGCGGCAATTGCTGGAGGCATGTGAGGTCCTTGCTAAATGTTTCGATGGGTCCAGGCGTACTCCGCCTCGAGCCGATCCTTGAATACGAGCCCATCCTCCCCGACCGACACCACGTGCGCGCCACTGAACAAGTGGGCTGTACCGCGGATGATCGCCAAGTCGCCATCGACGGCGAGGTGCGGATTAATGGGTGTGAGATTGGCGTCGAATAACGCGTCGAGGCCGCCCAGGTCCGTAACCTTGCGTGCCGCCTCGAATGCGCTCGACCAGGGCTTGTACTGAGTCAGGTAGTCGCGGCCGGTGGCGAACTCCAGCCAGCCGACCGAGAACAGAACGCAATCGTTCGCTCCCCATTCGAATGGACGGCCCAGGTGGGCGGTGATGTAGTCGACAAGAGTCATTGCTGCTGGAACCTCTTCGACAGCCAGACGGCCGGGTTGCTGATCAGGTCGTTGAGGTAGTCCAGGCCGGTATCGGCCGGATGGTCCTTCTTGTGCTGGGCCGCGTTCAGCCGAAACGCCGGCCTGCGCTTGAGGCCATAGGCGCTGGTCTCGCACCGCAGCGTGATGCTCCCGGAGTCGTCGTTCACCCCGACGCTGAGCGTATCCATGACGCCAGACCAGCACTTCTCAGGCGTGCCCACCATCTGGAACGATTCGTTCAGCGGGCACATGTACATCTTGGCGGCGCGCCCGCGGTACTCCTCTACGGCGCCGACCGCCAGCGCAAGCCAGGCCGGCTGCGCGGAATTGATCGTAAAGTTGAGCGGCTTCGATTCGAGGCCGTCCGATTCCTCGACAGCACCGATCGAACCGAGCGAGCCGACAGCCGCCCATTCGTAGCCGCCCCAGGTGAGGGGGATGTTGGCGGTCGACAGGCGCGAAGTGCCAGAGGCGAACTGGAACTCGACGAAATAGACGACGCGCGTGACCGGCTTTGCCAGCTCGGCGTTCTGCTGTGAGGTGGTCATTGGATCCTGATCTGCAAAAAGAAAAGGCCCCTACGTGAGGGGCCTCGGGTGCTTCGATGTCGACTACGGGCGCCAGTCCTCGAGGAGGCTGAGGCTCATCGCCCGAACGGTACCGGGCGCATACTCCCAGTTGGCTTTCGACTCGGTGCGCCTGAATAACGCCTTCGGGCGATCCCAGGTGACGGCGGCACCGGCCGACAGCGAGTTGCGCAGCGCCGGCTCGAAGGTCACGGCGATGACGCCTGAGGCGTTGGCCGTGGCATCGGCCGTGAGCATGACAACCTGCTGCGTCAGGCCAGACCCGACGCCCAGGTAGTCGCCGGCGAGCAGCGTGCGACTGCCCTGCCCCGTGGCGGTGACGGTCATCACCGTCGCGCCCTGGGCCGTGGCGGCGGCCGTCATCGTGCCGCGCATGGTGCCGCGCGGTACCGGTCGTCCGTGGTTCCACAAGGCCAACTGGTTGGTACGACCGCGCAGCTGCAGCATCAGCGCCTGCCACAGCTCCGGCCTTTTCAGACTGGACGTGATCGTGGTCGCCCACAGGGGCGGGCTGCCCTCTACTGCCTGGGCGCCAAACATCGAGCGGAACTCGACGTCCATGCGCTGCTGCTCCCAGACTTGCGCGGCGACGGAGAAGCCCGCCGGTACATTGATGATCGCCATCAGATTCGCCCTGCCCTTTGAAGTTTTTCGACCAGGTCAGCGTTGCCCTGTGCCACGCCCATGGCGACGATCTTGCGCACCTCCTGCTGGTCGGTTCGGCTATCGATATTGATAATCGGCGCGCTGTGGATCGTGAGGCCACCGCCGCCGGCGCCACCTCGGCCGGCCAGCCCTCGGATGACCTCGGCTTGCGCCTTCGGCAGCACCATCTCCTTTTCGTGCAGCTGGGTTACCGGATTCACGCCGGCTGGGATGTCGTAGCCGCCCTCGGCTGAGGCAATCGCCATACCAGCCACCATTGCCGCCTGCGAATAACCAGTGGCCAAAATGATTGCAGACATCGGCATGCCGAATATGCCAAGCTGCCCCTTGGCCTTCGCTGCAGCGACATTGGTTTGAATGATGATTTCCGCCACCGCAAGCGCTTTACTGACGAGGAATGCCGCTTTTGCGAGGGACGATTGTTTGTCCCCAGACTGCTTGAGCAGGTTGTACATCTGGTCAAACGTGCTGCCTGCCATTTGTAGAGACTGAAGGCTGTACTGCGACCTAATTTCGGCCTTGGCCGCCTCATGACGTTGATTCTCCCGCTCGATTGCTTGGTTAGCTGTAATCGTGTTCTCCAACTCCCGGTCGCGGTAGGCCTGCAGGTCCCGCAACGTATTGGCGTGGTTTCGATTCTCCGATTCCATTGGCGTTTCGAGCGACTGGATGATTCCCATGCCGACGCCTTTGGTCGCCGCGCCGTTCGCAGCATCTGCCTTATCCTTCGCCTCCTTGCGGAATCGATCAATGGCTTCTTGCGAAACGGCACCCTGCTGCTGTGCTCGCCGGATTTTCTCCTCGACCTCGAGCTGCGCACGCCGCGCGTTGGTCAGCTTCTCCACCTCCAGGGCCGACTTCCCGTACAGGTCATTGCTGAACTGCATTTGACTGGTGGCCTGGTCCTGCTGACGGCTCCATGCCTCCATCTCGCGAGTCAGGCTGGACTGGGCCGCGCCCTGCTCGAGCAGCTCTTGCGTGCGCGCCGCCTGCGCATCACGAAGCGCCGTCTCTTTCGCAGTACTCTTGTCTTTGATTTGCAGGTCGATCGCATCGCGGGCATCCGCGTCTTTCGCTTTCGCGCGAGCGCCTTCCAGCGCCTTGATCTCCGCGTCATAGGCGCGCACGGCAGCGGCGCTTGCCTCATCGATGGCGGTCAGCCGGGCCTCGTTGTAATACTCGAACCCGATCAGGCCCTGCGCGCGCAGCTCTCCCATGCTGCGCTCGTGACGCGCCAACTGGTCTTGCTCCTGCTTGTAGGCCCGGTCGATGTCGGCAATCTGCGCCTGCAGCGCTGACTTGGCTGCACTGGCATCGTCATCACCACCGTACTTGAGCGTCTTCCGTTTTTCGGGCGCGGGGCCCGCACCAGGCAACATCCCTGCCATCGCATCGGCGCCGGCCGCAGCCTCCAAGTCGCGGCGAGCGTTGATCCTGTTCAGGACCGCCTGCTCCATGGTGTTCGCAGGCTTGTTCCACAGGTCGTCCAGCTTTCTATTGGCCTCGTCCACGACTGCATTGCGCTCAGCAAATGCCGCCCTGATCGACTCGATCGGATCAACACCTTTGGCCAGGCTGAGGGCGGCGCCAGCTGGTGTCGCCTTCACCGACGCCGTTACGAGGAATTCGATGTCAGCTGCAACGGCCTTGAAGCTGCTCCCGATGGTGGACAGGATACGAGGGAGTAGGGCCGCGACGTCCACGACCCGGGCGAGGCCGACAGCAGTATCGTCAGCCCAGCTGTCGACTGCGATTCCTGTCAGACCCCTCGATTCCTTGATCCCGTCAGAGATTCCGCCAACGAAATCCGTCATCGCTGGCAGCGCCGCTTTTACGATCGACGTCGCCACCTCGTCGTACTTGACCTTCATGCGCCCCAGATCGTCCTGGTACTTCGCCGCGGCCGCGGCTGCCTCGGCGGTTTCTCCTGTGAAATCACTGAGGCTCTCGGCAACGTCGTTCATGTACGGCAACATTTCGGCCGCTGACTTGTTGATCAAGTCGGTCATGATTGCAGCTTTGCCGGCGCCGTCTTCGTAGTCCTGAAGGGCGTTCGCGATATCCACAAACTGCTGCGCCGGATCCCGCTTCTCGATGCCGTCAATCGAAAGCCCAAGCGCCGCCATCGCCTTGGCGAATTTGCTACCCTTTTCGTCGGCGGTGGTCATGTTTTTGGCCAGCTTAACGATCATGCCGTCGACGGTGCCAATGTCAGTGCCCGTGAAGTCGGCAACCTTCCCGAGCTTCGACAGCATCTCGGCGGAAGCGCCCGTCTTCTGGATCATGTCGTCGAGGCGCGCCAAGCCATCGACGGCCCGATTCACTTCGCCAACAAGTGCATCGAACGTCAGCGCTACGCCGATGAACCCGAGCACGGTCTTGACCTTGTCGGCGGCCGCGTTCATGCGCTCCATCGCTTTCTCGGTCGCATCGGAGGCGCGGCTCATGTCCGCAGTGAAGCGGGCGATGTTGGCCTCCAGGTTGACGACCAGCCTGCCCAAATTTGCCATTGGTAGCTCCCAAAAAAATAGCCCGCTCAAGTTTCCTTGGCGGGCTACTTAAACCAGCTGCTCTACAAAATTACATCTTGACGGTGCACATTGCCTTTGGCGCAACGGTGCAGTAAAAAGTCTTGCCCTTACATGTGGCTTCCCAGTTGGAAGATCCACTGTTCACGATTGATATATCCGCTGCTGCGCAGCCGATATGCGCAGACGAAATCTCCTGTCGCTCTTGAGTAATACTGGGCATGCCAGTACAACCCGACAGGGTCGCGATACTTAACACAGCGCTCAGCAGCTTCATGGTCCTCCCATCATAGTTGTCAGATAGGAACTATGATGCCACATTATCGCGGCGCCAATCCGAAGATTTCAGCTCGAATGAGGTTTGATTGCGCCACCGGATCGTCGAGTAGCGTCGGCTCGGTTTCCTCAACCGCCTGGCCAGTAGCACGCCAATGGATGAAGTCCTCCGGGGCGTACGGCTCGGGGCGGGTCTTAGGATCACGGTTCAGGTTCGCCAGCAGCGACGCCACTGATCCGTGCCGCTCGTCGGCCACCAGGTCGCCGAACGGCTCGATCTGGTAGAACGCCACCCAGTAAGTGAACTCGGCCGAGTCCATCTCGGCCTGCAGCTGCCTTACTGTTTTTCCGAGGGCGAGGGCGAGGCGGAACCAGAATCGTCGCTCTGGGTGCTCGCGGAGTTTTTTTCCGCATCCGATACGGCGTTGCCGCCCAGACCGTTGATGCGCATTGCCACAGCGGCCAGCACGTCAAGCGCAGCGGCGCTCTTCTCCTGCAGCACGTCCATGTCCTCGACCTCAAACAGGCGGGCGCCGGTCTCGTCGATGCACGTCGCGGCCAACAGGGCGGCCGAGAACTTGCCCATCGGGATGTTGCCTTCGTCCGTTGCAATCGCGCTGCGGAATTCGTCACGCTCCGCGCCGGTCATGACGCGCACGCGTACCGTACCGCCCCAGGCGGGCACCGGGACGTCTTCATGCTTCAGGTCCTCGGCGCCGAGGATGGCAGCTTTGTTCAGCAGTTTCATGTGTTCTCCTTATGCCCAGGTCACAGGACCGGAAATCTTGGTATCGACCTTGCCCTTGAGCACGGCGTTCACACCGCCCGAGGCCGGCATCGTCTTCACCAGCGCGGACCAAGTGGCAACGCTTTGATCCGGCAGCGTGAGGCGGAAGCCGGTAATGGCGCCGCTGGCCAGCACCGCGCGCATGGCCATCTGGCCGGCGTCGGTTTTCAGGCGCTTGATCTCGAAGCCGAACTTGCCTTCATCGCGGATGCCGGAGACGAATTCCTTCGCGTCCGAGTCCAGGTCGGTGGTGTCGAGCTCGTCGGCCGAGCCGTCGAAGCCATCGAACGACAGCACGCCGTTGATCTTGGTGTAGGTCTGCGGCGTCGCGGTGCCGGCTGAGGTGTACGCAAACCCGTTCGAGTCGAGGTCGTCCAGCGCGTAGGTGTTGGCGGTGACGTTCGACACCACGCGGCTGGTGCCGTTGATCTGGGCGCCGATGGTACCGGTGACGCCGGCGAAGGTGACGACGGTGCCATTGGTGAAGCCGTGGGCTGCACTGGTGACGATGGTCGGGAAGCCGATCGCCATGGCCGTGATGGTCTTGGCGCCGCCCGTGCCAGTGGCGATTTCGAGCTTGCTTTTTTGTGCGGAGATTCCGGACATAGTTTGATCCTCTTGGACGTAAAAAAACCCGCTGTCGCGGGCGGGCTTGGATTGGTGATGCGGGTTACGGGTGGATGGTGGCGATGTCGAGCATCGTCCGGTGCAGCTTCACTTCCGGCTCGAAGCTGTCCAGCTCGAGCGTGATGATGTTGTCGACGGCCCAGGCCTTGAGCGCTGCCTTGATCGCCCGCGTCTTCGCGTCGACGTCCGGCGAGCTGCCGAAGATGTCGAGCTGGATCCGGGTGGCGGTCTCGTTGTCCTCGCCGCCGTTGTCGTCGAGCGTCACGCCCTCGACTGCGGCGACGCGGAGGAACCTGGCATACGGTGCCGGCGTCGTTTCCGGCACCACGCTGCGGAACGCCCTGCCGTCCATGATGGGATCGATCAGGGCGAGGAATTCAGCAAGGATGTCCATCAGCTCCCCCTGGCCATGTCAGCGGCTTCCTTCTGGATGCGCTTGTCCAGCTCGGTGCCGAGTTCGTCGATAGCCTTTTCCTTCTCGCTCTCGAACGCCGGGCGCATGAATGGCTGCGCCGGCATCTTGGCCGTGCCGAACTCCTGGAACTTCCAGTAGAAGCTGTCCTTGTCCACGTTGCGCGCCTTGCCGGACAGGCGAGACCGCTTGCCCGAGCGCGTGTACACCGAGTAGCTGGCGATGTTGTCGCTCGAGGTTTTCTCGCGCTTCTGCTGGATGTCCTTGCGCATCTCACCGGTATCGACGGGCGCCAGCTCGCGCGCCTTCTTCCTAATGACGGCCGCGCCCTTGGAGGTCGCCGCGCGCAGGTGCTTGCGGCCGACGCGCGGGCCCAGCTCGCGCAGCGCCTTCGCCAGCTCCGTGAAGCCGGTCAGGTTTTTGGTATCAGCCACGTTTATTGGCTCCTTTCGAACACATCAATTTCAGCGAGCCATCCTGCTGCTCGAGCACCGCTTCGATGTCGTAGATGTCGGCGCCGTACACCAGGCGCATCGCCGGAACCACACCCGCGCGCCGGCGAATCTCCCACTCAGCCTGGACGGCGTTCTGCGTGCCGCCGGCGGCGACGTACTGGCGCCCGGTCAGCTCGCGCTTCCCCGCCCAGATCTTGCTGTCGCCCGTCTTGATGACGTTCTCCCAGACCTCGGTCGGCGCGCCGCTGGGCGTCTTGCCCTTCACCAGCTGCTGCAGCGCCACGCGCTTGTTGAGTCGGTGCGCGATCGTCATAGGGCCGGCACCCACAGGCCATCGAGCAGCCGGTCCACGAACACCGACGCCTGCGTTTCCTTGAACTCGCGCGCGGCCGGATCGAACAGCTCGGACAGGCGCGCCAGAATGTACAGGCGGGCCTTGGGCGGCACCGTGGCTGCAGTTGGGCCGTAGCCAGCCGTATAGTCCACCGAGACCGCGTTGACGTGCGCCTCGGTCGCCGGCCAGGCCTTGCCGCGCGCCGGCACGATGTAGCCCGGCGTCGTGACCTTGTCGATGTAGTAGTCGGCCGGGTCCAGGGTTTGCTGGACGCCGTCCGAATCCAGGTACCGAACCGCCTCGACGCTGAACGTCGGTGCGCTCAACTGGAGCGCATCCGGGAATGCGTCAAGGGTCACGCGCATGCTGCGGTTGACGAACGCCCGGTGGGTCTGCGTCTCCGCCTCGGCCGTAATGCCGGCCACCCAGATGCTGATCATGGTGTCGAGCGAGGTGTCGTCCTCCTCGATGCGCAGCGCCTGCTTGGCCTCGGCCATCGTCAGGGCCAGCGCCACCGGCGCCGATACTTGCTCTTTGCTCATCGGTATGCTTTCTGTGTTGCTGCTGGGCGCGCGCCGCCGGCCTGGCCGGGGCGCACTTGGTGGCCGTCCTGATCCGGACGACCCTGATATTGGATGCGCCGCGGCGTGTAGCCGGCGCCGGCGGGCGCGCGAGCGTACTGGATGCCGACGGTCAGATCGCCGGCGCCTGCTGCTGATGCGCGCGCCAGGCCGCCCAGCGCGATCGATGTCAGTAGCACCGCTGCGCCGCTCACGCGCGACACGCCGGCGCCAGCCAGGGAGATCGATGTCGCCAGGTCGGCGCCGGCAGCCGCGCGAAGCACCACCGAGCCGGACAAAGCCGCGCTCTCGCCGGCAAGCGCTCCAGAGGCCGAGACGGAGCACGACGCCGCCCCCGAAAGCGGAATCGCCGTGGCCAAGACGCCGGTCGCCGAAACTGCCGTGGTGGCGGCGCCGGCCAGCGCCAGGCCATCGCTGGCCAGTACTCCGGAAGCGGCGGCGCGCATATTTACCGCGCCGACCAGCTGGATGGTGGTCGAGAGTGCGCCGCTCGCGCCGGTACTCGCCATCAGGGCGCCGGTCAGGGCGGCAGAATCGGCGGACAGCGCACCGGCAGCCGTGACGCCCGAAACCGCAGCACCTGCCAGTGGAATCGCGCTTGCCAGGGCGCCGGCCGCAGCCGCCCGACCCGATACGGCGCCTGACAATCGAATCGTGGTCGACAGGTTGGCGCCCGCCGTTGCGCGAGCAGATCCAGCGCCTTCCAGTGCCGCCGGCGCCGCCAGCGTGCTCGCGGCGTCGAAGTAGCCGTACCCTGGAACAAGGTACTGGCCAGCCGCCGTCGGCTCGTCGAGGTAGCCGTAGCCAGGAAAAAGGCGCTGAGCCATCAGGTCACCCGTTTCGGGTCTACGTACATCGTGGTATTAGGCTTCCCCAGCATGACCCGGCACAGCATCGGGCCGGCTTCTTGCGGCGTCACAGTGATGCTCAAGCGCTGTTTGCGTGGCGAGGCCATGGAGCCTGCACCGGTCCATACTGCCGAGCTGACGGGATGCGCCGTGGGCGCTTCGAGTAGGCCGGCACGGCCCGACACAAAGCTGCTGAGGGGCTTGTTCTCTGCGCCGAGAATCTGCAGCTCTAACCAGGCGTCAGCATTCGTGAGCAGGGCACCATCGCTGAGTATGTCGTAAGCGACGGTAATAGGCGAACCGCCCTTGTCGTTCCAAATGAACACCTCATCGGCCTCGAGGGGCGACGAATACCACGCGGCGCTGCCGTTGCTCGCCATGCGCATTGATCCAGGCGAAACGCCATCACTGCTGCCGCCAGTCTTCAGGACAGCGGTGTCGGATCGAATCGAGCCGGCGAAAGTCATGATCCACATGCGAAAGCCGGTTAATTCCGGATAGCCAGAACTGGCGACGTCGCAGTTGTATAGGCTGACCCGAAGGGACGGGTCAATCAGACCTTGGACCGGCTGGCCAGTCCAGCCAACAGGAAGGGTACAGTTACGGAAATTGATTTTCCCGTTCGACAGCGGACCGCTTACCAAGTCGGTAGCGACGCCCATTTCGGACAGGTCAACACCGTCCACTTCGACCCGACAGGTGCGACCATTTGCACCGACACGCATCAGGTATGACGTCGCAGCGCCAGGCAGCAGCGCGCCGCCACGCCAAAGAAAATCTTGGTAAATCTCGATTCGACCGGCTGCGCTGCTGATTTTGGCAGGACAGTCTTTCCAGACAAATCGAGAGCGCGACGAGGTGGAAGCTACACTTGACCCAATTTGAATATAGGCGCCGCCAGAATTCGTGGAGCCAGAAATAAGAGTGCATTTCTGAAAAACCTGGATAACGTCGACGTTAGAGACCGTGCCCAGGAGAAGATGGTACAGGTTGGTGTTACTGCCGCCCTGAAATGTCATGCCATGGACGGTAAAGCTTCCCTGCAGGGCCAAATTGGCGGTGGATTGTGCCGTTACCTTGCCGGATTCCGCGAGGGCCACGGGCGGATATACGCCGTCCTGAACGCACAGAATACGAATCGGACTTCCTGGCACACCAGCACTGGTAATCGTCCGCGTCGTGGTGGCAATCTCGTTATGCAGATGCGATACATAAATGGTATCGCCTGGACCTGCGATTGCCGCCGCAGCCGGATGGGTAAGCCGCGCTGTCGCCCAGGACAAGCCATCGTTGGTGTCGACGCCATTCGGGCTGAGGTAGAAGTCAGTCACAGGCTCTCCGCAATGGTACCGGCACGCTCGAAGCTGATCACTTCGATGTGCGCCAGGTATAGAAGGCCCGCCCAGGTCTTCGCCTTATAGACACCGCCGGACGCGTTCAGCATCTCGATGAAATCTAGGACGTTGTCGTCGGTCCGGGCGAGGCGGCGAATTGCGCAACGCTCGAGCGAGTTGAAGCGGTCGAGAAATTCGTACTTCGTCCAGGGCACCTCGGTACCGACCACAGCGAGCCGCGCAGCCTCGCGAGCGAGCAGTTCCGCCTTGATCACCTTGGCGCGCTCGTCCATCACCAGCTGGGGGTTGAGCACGCCATCCCACAGGTATTCGTAGTCAATCGTCAGGCCACCGGCGACAATGTGACGCTCCTGGACGAACTGGCGTCCGTCGCCCTGCGGCTCGCCCAAGGCGAAAGTAGAGGTGATTTCCATGGGACCGCCGCGCTATCAGTTGTCGACCTGAATGGTCAGTGCACCAGGGGCGAACGATGGGGCTGGGTCGCCGTTGTTGATGGTCTTGGGCGCCGCGAGCGCGCCGTAGTACAGCTCGGTCCCGCCGGTCAGCGAGTCGTGCACGCCAAAGCCCACCGCCTGGCCCCAGGCGCCGGTCGGCGTAGGGAACGTGACGGCGACGTTGTTCGACGTCGTGCCGCTGGTGCCGCTCGATACCGCTGTGCTGCCGGCGCCCTGGGTGCCGGCCCAGTTGGCCAGCGACGACACCACGGGCACGCGCGCATAGCCGCCGCCGGACACCTCGGCGCCTTGGGCGGCGTCGGTATCGGCCGCCACCTTGAGGCTGATGTACAGCGTGGCCAGGCCCGAGCCGGCGCCGGCGGTTGCCCCATTCAGGCCCAGCGCTTGCGCGCGGAACAGCCAGTCGATGTACTTGTTTTCAAAATTATCACTCTGGGCGGACATGCTGGCCTCGTGTTCGGTTTTCATTCAGCCGCTCGCAGATCACCGCGACCAGCTGTTCATCGGTGCGGCCGTCGACGTCTTCCGGAAAGAGGACGGCTCGGCCGCGTGTGGTTTTTACCGGGTAGCACCAGGCGCCCGGGTCGGCCGCCCACTCGCGCAGGTTGGCGAGCAGTGCAGCGACGGCGGGCCCGAGGCCCACCGGCTTATTTCTTCTTACCGGTCTTCGCAACCGGCGGAACGTCCGGCGCCGGCACCGGCGTGTCGACTTGTTCTTGGGGCTGTTCCACCTCAGCGGCTGGCGGCGGCGCCACCTCAGCAGCCGCGAACGGCCCTTCCTTCGCGATTGCTTCAAGCGCAGTCGCCGAGGCCAGCAGCTCCGGCGGGCATTCGTCGCCAGTCTGGTACTGGACTGGGTAGATCTGACCGTCGGGCACGCCCTGGAATGGTTTCGTGAATTTCATCGGATTCTCCAAAAGGAAAAGCCCGACGCTTGCCGGGCCTTTTCAGGGTTCACTTTTCGATCAGCCGATCTTCATGAACTTCATGCACTCCGGGTTCTCCAGGCCGCCGCCCACACGCTTCGTGGTGTAGAAGCTGATGTACGGCTTGTTGGTGAACGGGTCGCGCAGGACGCGCACGCCGATGCGGTCCAGGATCTTGTACGCGCGCTTGAAGTCGCCGAAGGCGATCGACAGCGCGTTGGTCGCGACGTCCGGCATGTCCGGCACCTCGCCCAGGCCGTAGCCGCCCAGGGTTGCGGGCTGGCCAGCGACGAGCGACGGCTGCCACAGGTAATTGCCCTGGGCGTCCTTCAGCTTGCGGACCTTCAGGTGCGAGTTGCGGTTCAGCGCGAAGCGGGCCTGGTTGGTGAACGCGGATGGCAGCGCGTAGATCAGGTCCATGATGGCGTCGCCGGTGATGCCGCCAACGGCGCCCGATGCGGTGATGGCGATGCCGCCGAGCGGGTGCAGGTTCGTGCCGCCGGCAGCGTAGGTCAGCAGACCGCGCGGTTTGTTGGTGCCGTCGCCGCTGACGAACGCTTTGTTTTCCTGGTAGGAGAACTCGGTCTCCACTTCGCCGGCCAGCCACTGCTCGAGGTCCAGCTCGCTGTCGTCGAGCATCTGCTGGGTTGCGCTCGGGTTGGCGTACAGTTCGCCCCAGCTATAGCCTTGCTCGGCGAACTGCGGAGTGTTGGTGTCCGGACGCGGCGCCGTTTCACCGACCCAACCGCTGCCGGTACCGCGCAGGTTGATCAGCTTCTTGTAGCCGGTGCCACCCACCGGCTGCACCGTGCACAGGTCGCGCATCGGCGACACGATGATCAGCTTGTCGGTGATGGTGCGATCCCACTCGACCGGCGCGGTGTAGCCGCCTTCGGCCGCTTGCCCCTTGTTCAGGGATGCGGAGACGTCGCCGCGGCGCATGTGGGCCTGGAACGATTCGCTGTATTCCTTGTCCTTGACCTGCCGGCCGCCGCCGACACCGCCCATTTGGGCAGCGGCGAGCTGGGTGTTGGCGAGGTCGACGGCCGACTGCAGCTCGCTGATCTGCGCATTGATGGCATCGACCTTCAGCGCTTGCAGGGCGTCGTTGTTGCCCTTCTTAATTTCTTCGAGCTGCTTGGTGTGCTCGGTACGGAAGTCGGCGAACGCCTTGTTCAGCGCTTCGACGGTGGCCTTGATGTCGATGTCGGCGCGGACGTTGACGATGCCACGGGTGACGCTGGCTTGCGCGCTGGCCGCCAGGGCGGAGGCGATCATCATGAGCGCCATGGATGGTTTTTTCATTTGTTGCCTTTCAGATTATTCAAGAGGGATTGCAGGGATGCTGCGACATCTTGGCCAGCGCTCGGCGTGGCATCATTTTCAGCAGCGCCCGGCGTGCCAGAAAATAGGGATTTCAAGGCATCGCGGCGCACCGAGCGGGAGTGCCCCGCGCGTGCCATCGATGCCTCTACCAGCGCGAGGTATTTCTTGCTGCCCTGCGCCTTCGTGTCTTGCGTGATGTTCGAGCGGTCGACCATGCCCGTGGCAAAGCCGTCCTTCACCGCCTGGGCGGCACCGATCCATGTTTCCTTGTCCATCATCTCGGCGGCCTCTTCGACCGATTTGCCGGAGCGCGCCGCGTAGACTTCGGCCATGGCCTGGTCGAAGGGGGCGAGCTGTTCGGAGGCCGCCTTAAAGTCGTGACGATTGCCCACGCCGACCGCCCAGGCGTTGTGAATCATCAGGAACGCGCCGTCGCCCATCAGGATTTCGTCGCCGGCCATCGCAATGACGGACGCTGCGGAAGCAGCCAGGCCCATCACCTGGATGGTCACCTTGGCCTTGTGCTGTCGCAGCAGGTTGTAGATCGCCACGCCTTCGAAGAAATCGCCACCAGGCGAGTTCACGTTCACGGTCACGTCGCGCGCGCCGATATTGCGCAGGATGGCGCCCATGCGGCTGGCGGTAAAACCGGAGCCATCCCACGACGCGCCGATCTGTTCGTAGATCGAGACCGAGGCGGCATCTTCGACGGCCGCGCACACGCCCGGCTCCCAGCGCTCGAGCGCATCGGGGCGCATGTCGAACTGCGCCGCGCCGATGCGTGCGTCAGCTTTGATTTCAGGTAGTTGGAGCAGGGACATTCGTATTCCTCATGATGGGGCTTTGCAGCGAGTCGGCTGCGGGTTCGTCTGACTTCGGCATATCGAGCTTGTCGCGCACTTCGTTGCCCGTCATGTAGGGCTGGCTTCCTCCCGATCCGAGCGCCTTCGCGAAGAATTCGGACTGGTCCTTGAGCGTGCCGCGCATCAGGGCATGGGGGTTGAACTTCACTTCGTAGCTGTCGCGCTCCTGCTCGCTCAGCAGCGTGTTTTCGATCGCGTCCTCCCATATCTCGAACCAGTGCTGCAGGCCATAGGCGATGAAGAAGATGCCCAGCTGCTCGATGCCGCTACCCCACGAGGTGTCGTCCATCATCAGGAGCGGGCGCGGCACGCCAAACGCGCGGGCGATCTCCTCGGTCTGGTGGTTCCGGCTTTCGTGAAGCTGCGAGTCCTGGGCGCTGTTCGCCCACTTCTCGGCCTTGATCCCGTCCTCGAGGACCATCCACTTATGCGAGTTCTGCACGCCGGCATAGCGCTCTTCCAGGCTATCGCGGATGTTCTTGATCTGCTGCTCGTCGAGCTTCTTCGGGTAGGACAGCGCGCCGCCGGCCAGGACACCATTCTTGAATACACGGCCTGCTGCCTTCTCTGCCTGGAAGGCGAGGCTGATCGATTGCTCCGCCTTCTTCACGCGCGACATGCCAACCAGGCCATACTCGTCGTCGGCCAGGTCCGCGATGTGGAGGATGTCTCGCGCCTTCAGCGTGACCTTGCCGCCGCCCGGCGTTTGATATTCGTAGCGAACGGTGAAATCGTCGTTCATCTTCGGCTCGACCTTTTTCGAGTCGAGCGGGATCAGGCGGACCACCGTGTTTCCGCGCCAAATGACGCGGGCGTAGGCGTTGCCGTGGATGAGCGCACGCAGCTGCATGGTGCTCTTGAACTTGTACGCGCCTTGGAACTCGTTCGGGCGCTGCTTCAGCACCTTGTAGAGCGGGTGCCCCGTGGCATGGGCCTTGGCCTCGCCGCGCTCCATCAGGTTCAAGGGCAGCATGCCGATCGATTCGGAGATCAGGCTGACGCAACGCAGGATTGCCATGTTCTTCAGCGAGTTCTCAGGCGTTACCCTTTCGCTCCCGCTCGAGTCGCCGCCGCCGCGCATGAAGTCGCTCATGCCGGAGGTTGCCGAGGCGAACACGCCACTGCCATGCGCGAAGGCCTGCGCCAATACTGCCTCGGCCTCCTGCGCCGGCGACGCCGAGCGCCAGTGCGCGGTGGCGTTCAGTGCGTCGAATAGTTCCATGTATTCCTCAAAACATTAGGATGCCGCGGCTTTGATAGGCCGATTCGGTCGGCACCTCCAGGGTATTCACCAGTCCGGCCGCCATCACTGCCGCGATGATCAAGTCGATACGGCCGGTTGCCTTCGCCTTGTCGAGCTTCCGGTTGCCGGCGGCGTCCGAGTCGGTCACCGCATTACCAGCGCACATGGTCAGCACCTTGTGGCCGTTGTGCGCCAGCTCGCCGTTGAGCAGCATCGTTTCGAACTGCTCGATGGCCGGGCTCATGTCCTTGTAGCCCTGGCCGAATTCCTTCATCGGCGGCAGGCTGATGCCGTCGTCGGCCGCCATCTGGATGAGGTCGGCCATTCGCCAGCGGTCGTACGCGCAGGTGATGACCTCGAAGAAGTCGCACATGCCGGACAGCTTTTGCAGGATGATCCGCTTGCTAATCGCGCGGCCCGGCGTCGTATCGAGGAAGCCTTCGGCCTTCCACTGGACGTACGGAACGCGGTCCTGCTCGGCGCGCCGCTGCAGGTCCGCATCCGGCAGCCAGGCATACGGCACCAGCTTCCAGGGTTCGTCCGCTTCCACCGGTTCCACCAGGTACACGAGGCCGGTCAAGTCGGTAGTGCTCGCGAGGTCCATCGCCGCGATCGCACGGCGGCCGCGCAGCTGCTCGACGTCGTAGTCGAGCTTTGCGCCCGTCCAGATTTCGTGGCTGATCCACGGCGCCTCGGCGTCCGTCCACTGGCAGAAGTTCAGGCGCCGGACGATGGCCTCTTTCGAGGGCATGCCCTTCGCCTCGGTCACCTGCTCGCGCAGGTACTTGTAGCCCGGCAGGTTCGCATCCTGCAGGCTCGGGTTCGCCTTCGGCCAGCAGCTCTCATCCGCGAACGGATCGTCGCCTTCATCCAGAGAGCAGATGAACGGGAAGAACGCGTCGTCGACCAGCTCGCCCGACGCCACCTTCGCGCCGTATTCGTGCGAGTTCCAGCACGGCGACTTGCGGCTCGCGCCGGCGTTCGTGATGATGAAAATCAGCGCCTGGCGCCGGCTCTTCGTACCAGCGCGCAGCATCTCCAGCACGGTGGCCGTCTTGTGCTCGTGGTATTCATCGACGAGCGCGATGTGCGGGCGCGGACCCGACTGGCCGTCATCGCTGCTGATAGGCCGGAAGAACGACCCGGTCTGCAGGTATGCCAGGTTCCAGGCCTTCTCGCCCGTGCCGCTCTTGACCAGCCGCTTCGTCAGTTCGGGCGACTGGTCGAACATCGCCGTCGCGTCGCGGAACAGGATCATCGCCTGGTCCTTCTTCGTCGCCGCCGAATAGATCTCGGCGCGCGCCTCGCCGTCGGCGACCAGGCCCTTCATGCCGACGCCGGCGGCCAGCGGCGACTTGCCGCTACCCTTCGCCGTCTCGACGTACACCACGCGGAAGCGGCGGTACCCGTCGGCACCCTTCCATCCGAAGATGCTGCCGACCACGAACTGCTGCCATGGCAGCAGTTCGAACGGCAAGCCTTCGAAGTCGCCGCCGTTTAGCTTCAGGATGTCGCGGTAGAAGCCGATCGCTTTCTTCGCTTCGGCCAAATCCCAGACCAGGCCGCGCTTGCCGCCCTCGGCAATGTCGGCCAGGTGGCGCGCACACTGGTCACGGACGTGCGGCCCAGCGATGCGCGTGCCATCGACGACAGCCTGGGCGTACGTCGTGACCGGGTCGTCAGAAGTAGCCGGCGAGCGGGTCTTTCTTTTTGTCGCCATCCGGCAGCTCCACTGTGACTTTGCTGCGGGCCGCCGGCGTCAGGCCGAATTCGACCAGGTAGCTTTTGAACTGGGCGTCAGCCGCGCGCAGCTGGTTCACCGCGGGGTTGTTCTTGATGAGGGTGTTGGCGTTCTGGTCGATCGTCGTGTACGTCCGGCCATCGCGCTCGATCAGCTCGCGGCACGCCAGGATGTCGGCGTAGCAGTCGACCAGTCGCTCGAGCGCCAAGCCGTCGGCTTCGGTGAGCACGCCCATGCCGCGCAGCAGTGTGGATAACTTCTTCCACACCAGCTTCGACTTGGCGTCGAGGTGCGACGGACAGGTCGGCGCCTTGGTGCGTGGCTTCGGTTCTTTTTTGTTGATGGCGCGCTTGCCGGCGTTACCCGTGACCAGCTTTAGCGCGGTCGGGGTGGGTCGCCTGCCGGCCATTTGTTACTCCGGGAAAAAAAGTTTCAAAACGCGGGTGTGAAAAGGAATGTACTCGGACGGTCCCTAGGGGTTGCCCTCAGGAACTTTTTATACCCCCCTGCCCTCAGGCCGGGACGGGCCAGCCGTCGGCGCCGATCTTGGTGCGCGGCCGCTTGCGTTTGCCCTGCTCGACCTCGGTCTTCTCGTCGTGGCAGGGCCGGCAGATCGCCTGCAGGTTGCTCTCGTCGTCGATCTGTTCCTCAATCCAGCCCAGACGGGTGGCGTTGGCCTTGCTCACGATGTGGTCGACCGCGTACGCAGTGGCCACGCGGCCGCGCTTCTTGCAAACCTGGCACAGCCCGCAATCGCGCTCCATGATCCTGGTGCGCAGCTTCACCCAGGCGGCACCGTAGCCGCGCTCGTGCCGGCTCTTGGTGCCCCAGACCATCAGCGGAACTCGGCCTTGACGCCCTTGCCTACCCAGTAGCTAACGCGCGACCAACTCGGCTCGCAGTGCGTCAGCCGGGCGGTGAGCAGCACGCCGGACAGGTAGAACTTCAACCACCAGCGCACCTTGATGCGGATGGTATGTGGTGCAGAGGCCATCAGCGCCTTCCTTTCTTCTTCCGTGCTGGCCGCTGCGGCGCGCATGGCAGCAGCTGCGCAATCTCCAAGATGTTCATGCCGACCTGGCCCCAGCCCTTGGCGCGCAGCAGGCGCTTGGCCTCGGCGCCGTCGGCCAGCAACTTGCACACGTCGGCCAGAGCCTCGGGCTTGTTCACCGGATAGCACATGGCGGGCCGGTCGGCGACCACGCTGCGGATGATCTGATCGCGGTACTGCTCAGCGAGCGGCTTCACGGCGACACCTGGCCGGCACGGATGCCATAGATGTCGGCGATCTCTTCCGGCGCCGTGACGGCGCGCCAGTCGCACCACAGCAGGCGCGAGGTACGACGCATGTACTCGGCGTGGGCCAGCTCGGTGCGCTGCTCCATCCAGGCGTCGAAGCCCATGGTCTCAGCGGTTGGTGCCGGGAAGATCAGGCTTTCGTCGGCGATGATGAGCGGGATTTCACCCATGCGCTCAACCAGGATCTCGCCGGGGCGCAGTTGTGGACGCAGATGTACCACGATGGCGCGGCCGGTCAAGTCGTCGCATTCAAGCACCTGCGGCTCGGCGCGGCGGAGCACGATCTCGCTGCCGATCTGCACGCGCAGGCTTGGGATTGGTCGCTCCATGGCGCACCTCGCAATGAAAAACGCCGCGGCTGCATCGCTGCAGCGCACGGCGTTGATAAGATGTCGCTTCCTATAAATCACGAAAGGACAACACTATGGATATCGTTGAGTTGGCTCTGGATCAGCGTGAAGATCGCCCCGGGCACGGAGCAGCGGAATGGATAATTACGTTCCTTAACAACGAATCAAAGAGCGGAACGATCGGCATTCTCGGCGATGGCTGTTACGCACTAACACATGGCCAGCGAACCTATTTCTTCCAGGCTGACAAAGTGGTGTACATGTACCAAAAGAGGTAACAAAAAAGCCCGACTGATGATAGCCGGGCTCCTTCTTAGGGCGTGCGACAGCACTCAATGGCTGGGTAGTGTCGCGAGTTCCGGTTATCGGTGGCGCGGTGCGCACATTACGAGGCCGGAAGAAGGGAGACCTGCAGTTTACACGAATTGTCGGCGTCTGCTCAACAATTCATCACGTTTATCAGCGCTGTGGCACGGCCCGCAGCTTGGCGCCAGCGCGCGCGGCATGGCTGTCCACGATGCTTTGCAGCTCGCTCAACATGTTCAGCGTGTGCTCGCGAACGAAGCCCGCCGCCATGGGCAGGTCAGCCGTGCCAGTGCCGCAGCAGGGCTTGCAGGTGCGGCTCTCGACTACACCCGTGCCGCCGCACGGCGAACAGTTCCCATCGAGCCAGTGCGCCAGCGAATGCTCGGCCACCATGCGATACAGCTTCTGCGCTGCGTCAGCATCCCAGGCGGTGTTCTCGGGCACCCAGCGGCGGGCACGGCCGCGCTTGATTACCTCGGCAGTCCACAGGCGCAGCAGCTGGGCCAGGCATGCAACGCCACGTTCCGTCTCGACCGCGTCGCCAGCGAGCGCCTGTCGGCAGTCGGCTTCGCGTTGCGCATCCTTCGCGCGGATCGCTTCGACCAGCCCCTTCTCCGCGCGCTCACGAGCGCTGGCGGCATGGGCAATATTCCGCGCAGTGGCGGCGGCGAATTTCACGCGGTGCAGCAGCGGGCCGAGATCGCCCGATACCTCAGCAGCAGCAAAGGCGGCGGCGAGTAATGGCTCGGCCTGGTGGTGGCGCTCGTCGTCCTTGAGATTCGGGGCGCTCAGTGCGTGGATATAACGGTCTGCGAATCCCATGATTTAACTTTCAGCGAAAAACGACCGGGTGAGCGTACCATGCCGAGAGGAATTTTTCTAGTTGGAAAATATTTATTTTTAACATTGTTGTTCGGGAACAGCAGCAAAAAATGACTTCAAAAAAAGGGCGAAATACGTTAAGTAAATCGAACAGTTCTTTTTGCTAATAAATGAATCTAGTAAAATACTCAGGAGCCGTCGCACTTGCCTTAGTAACAACATCAAAGTAGACTTGACAATTACCATTTTTAGCTAATATCTAATCAGACATTGCTGCCATTCAGCATTTACGCCACCGTGGAAGAATTCTTAACTAGCATCAACCACTTCTTAACCAACTCTTTTCCAGCTACGGCGATTATCGCAATAGCAATTTTCTTCGTAAAAGAATTTCTCGAAGCGCGCCGCCGAAAATTCGCGGACAAAAGAAAGATTCAAGCGTTGAAAAAAGTATTGGCGCGAGAATGCCAAATTAACTATTTAGCGATAGATCGATTGAATGATGCTCTTAGCGCAATCCAAAAGGCAGGCATAAGCGAAGATGCCTCTCGATTGGTCATTGAAAAGAGCATGGCTGGAGGCTATTTATATGACATCACATCTCAAATTGGGTCGCGTGAAGCAGGAATTTTGAACAACATTCAAAGAGATTCCTTATTGAAACATCTGGTCGAGGTCGCAGCACTAGATGAAAAATTCTATTTAACGTGCGAGACCGCACTTGATGGCCTGTCTGAGGCTGATCATATCTTTCGGTCGTTGGTTCACGGCCCTGCAAAACATTTCCCCTCAACACCAGAAAACTACTTTGAAGGATTGGCTGAGTACGGTCTAAGAGAGCTCACTGATTCTTTGACTGCCTTACAGGTACTGTATGTGGCATGCACTGGCTCGGTGTTACAAGACGGAAAGCTGCGATAGCAGATGAAAGGTAGATTCTTCCAAAACTATAGGTATTCTAGGACGGGTAGCCGCTGATAATTTCAACGCGCACCGCACCCGGCTTCCCGCCATACTCACGCCGGATCGTCACCGGCTCGAACTGGCTGTCGTTCACGCCCAGGGCGTCAGCCACGCCATCCAGCATGGGCTTGCACGCCGCCAGCAGGTTGTCGCGGTCGCGGGCGCGGCGGTCGGGCTGCACGAACGTGATCACCAGCGCCAGCTCGGCGACCAACTCGAAGCCGTGGCCAGCGGCAGCGGCCCGGGTCAGCAGCGCGGCGCCAGCGCGGGCCGACTTGCGCAGCGCCACGGTCGATGCCCAGTGCTTGCCCTTCGAATTGTTCGGGTTCAGGCGCCGGTCGGGGAATGGCAGGGTCACCAGGATGGCCGGGCGAGTCATGCTGGCTCTCGCACTGGCGCTGGCGGCCGGACAGCAGGCGGTGGCGTGGCCACGGTGGTGCTGGCGCGCTGCTGGCGCTCGAGCGCGGTGTTGTAGCAGTCGACCAGGATCTTGTGCCAGTCATCTCGCGCGCCCCAGTACGTGCGGCGGCAGTGCGACACATCGTCCTGGTTGAACTCGCCCATCTGCACCAGGTCATTCATGCGCAGCTCGATCTTGTGGGGCAGCGCCCGCATTTTCTCTCTCACGTTTCGTTCGGCCATAGTCGTCATTTAGAGGGGTTGGTTGGACCCCTCCGGTAGTTGATAGGTATGGGGTTTAGGTGTTCCGCGCCCCGAGCAAAATCAGCAAAAACTTGTATCGAAAGTGACGTATTCACGGGTTGGTCAATTCCCGCTACGGCTCGCCCAGGCCGCCCCCTCGCCGTTCCGATTGGCGCACTCGCTTGAATGCGCCTGCCAGACCGGCCAAGCATTCCAACTCTGTACCTCTGTTCGGTCCGGCCTGTGCTCTCAGGCCTCGCCAAGGCCCCCTCTGCGCCTTGTTCGTGCTGTGCCCTGGTGTTCGACGGTGCGGTCGGTCTTTTCGCGGTGTGGGCCGATTCAGGCCCGTGCACGTTTTTTCTGGTGTCGTCCGCTCCACCTGGTTAACCGGCTGACTTTTCAGCCCGTTGCAGCCGCCTCACTTTTGCGGCGGCTCTTTCGCGCGCAGCAGCCGTGCCTCGCGCATCACCTTCAATTTCACGTCGGCGAAGGCGCTGCCCTGGATTTGCAGCACGGTGCGTTTGCGGCTGAAGCTGAAGGACTGGCCAGCCACGGCGGTCTCGACCTGCTCCATGACGTAGTCGTTCCAGTCAGTGCCGGCGCAGGTAGGAAATGCGACGCCCACGCCCAGCAGCTCGGCGGCCGCGCGCGCGCCGTCCAGGCCCGGGTTGCGCCCGATGCGCGCCGCCGTCTCCCAGTCGTTGTCGGCGCACACGACGCCCATGCCAAAGCGGTCCATGCGCTCGGCGACAACGGCTAGGTTCCCGGCGTTGAACGCGACGATGACGCGGCAGGTTGGAATGGCCTGGAAGATCGTCAGGCCGGTGGCAAAGCCCTCGACCAGTACGGTGATGGCGGCGCCGGGCCGCTCGATGGCGTAGTAGGCGGCCTTGGTGGTGGCGCCGAAGTGGAACTTCTTCTCGCCCTCGGGCGAAATGCGCTGCAGGCTGAGAATCTTGCCGTTGTAGAGCATCGGGATGACGAGCCAGCCATCGGCGTCGACGCGTAGGCCCACGCAGCCGGCAACGCCCAGGCCTTTGCCGACCAGGTACGGGTGGCTATCGCGCAGCGGCGTGCAGGCGGCGTAGTAGGCGCGCGCGCCCAGGGTCGCCTCGCACAGCGCGGCGCGGCGCTCGGCCTGGCGGCGCGCGATCGCAGCGCGGTCGATGGGCGCGGCCAGCGCCTCGGCGTCCGTCGAGCGCCACATGATCGGCTCGGAGTGCACCGCGTAGTCCTGGCACCAGCCGACCTGGCCGTCGTCGGCCAGCTTGATGCTGCCGTTCTTCTTGCGCGGATGGCTCTCGGTACGGCAGCGGATCCAGCGGCCGGGTGTGAACGTGTCCGGCACAATGATGCCGTTCAGCTGGACGAATTGCAGGAAGGTGCTCATGTCTTCTTCGCCCTGGCAAACGCGATCTGGCGCGACTTCACCCACCTGAGGACTTCGGGCGTCGGCTGCATGACGACCGCGTCCTTGTAGTCCGGCCAACTGCCGAATTTGTCCTTGAACTTGTTAGCGACCCAGCCTGTCAGATAGCCCTTCTCCAGGGCGATGTGGTTTAGCTGTGCGTAGAACTCGCGCATGTCTTGGCGCGTCGGGCCCGCTGGCTTGGCGGCGTCGCCGGCGGCGACCTCATGCAACGTACCGGGTGCATGCTTGAGTGACTGCTTGCGCTTGTACACTTGGCCGCAAGATGGGCACGCTGGCAGCGGGTCGTGCACGTGCGCGCAGTTCGGACAAGTAACCGGCTTCTTCTCGCCCTCCTCAGCCTTCTTGCGCTCCTTCTTCGCCCCGTCATCCAGCTCGGCCACGCCGTTCGCCAGGAAGTGATGCATGGCGCCCCAGAACCGCACGCAGTTGCCGCTGTGGTCCAGCACGATGCATTCGGTCTTGCCTGGGTGGATGCGCAGGCCGCGGCCTAGGATCTGGATGTGCTCGGCCAGGCTCGACTTAAGCGGCCGCGCCATGATGATGACTTCGACGTCGGACACGTCGAAGCCCTTGCTCAACGCGCTCACGCTGATCAGGCCGCGCACGCGGCTGTCTGGCTTGCGGAACTCCTCGACCAGGTCGGCGCGCGCTGCTTCATCGGTGCGGTAGGTGTACAGCTCGCTGACGACGCCAGCGGTGGCGAACTGACGTTGCATCTCCTCGCAGTGTTCGACGTTGCAGCCGAATGCGATGAACTTTTTGCCGGCGCCGTAGCGCAGGTATTCCGCCACACAGTCGCCGATGATCGGCATCGAGCGCTCGGCAGCGTCCTTGTCTGTCCACTCACCGGCCACCGCCTTGACGCCAGTCATATCCGGCGCGCTGGCGGCGTACACACGGAACGGGACCAGGTACGGCTTGTCGCGTGTGCCGTCTTCGAGCACCGGACCCGCGATCAGCTCGTTTGTGGTGATAGTCGTGACGATGCCGTCGTACAGCTTGCCAAGGCCCCGCGTCATCGGAGTGGCAGTCAGGCCAATGACAATCGTATCGCGGCCGGCCAGGCGCTCAGCAACGGTGGTCTGGATCGCATGGCACTCGTCGACGATGATCAGGTCAGCATCGGGCCAGCCGCGCTTTGCGAGAGTCTGCGCGCTCGCCACCTGGATGCGCTCCCACTTCGCGCGCCGCGGGTTATCACCCTGGATCACTCCGTGGGGAATACCGTAACGGTCGAATGTGGCGCTGGTCTGGTCGATCAGGGCGATGCGGTCGGCCACGAACACGGCGCGCTTGCCCGGCTTGCCGTAACATTCGGCCATCAGGTAGGAGGCGATCACGGTCTTGCCGCCACCAGTGGGCACGGACAGGATCATGCTGCGCACGCCCTGGCGGATCAGTGCGCGCAAGCCTTCGACGCTGTTGATCTGATACTTGCGGAGTTCGATCTGTTGCTTCATGCCGCCCTCCGCGCTGCGGCTTTTACCCAAGCCAACAGGTCGCCACCTTTCGGCAGGCCAGCGGCCTTGCGAAGGTCATCCAGAAATTTGCGCTGGTTGTCGATCGTCTCTTCTCGAGCGGCGATGTCGTTGAATCGCGAAGTAGCCAGGCTGTCGAACTGCGCGCACTTAAGCGCCAGCACGTCGACCTGGCTGGCAAGATCGTTCCGGGCCAACAAAGCCTCGAGCTCGCTCACGCGCGCAGCCGATTTATCGTGCTCTCGCTTCAACGCATGGAAGTCACCGAGCAGCTGGTGAAACGGATCGACCTCGGCGCCGCCTGTGTCGGCTGCCTCTGGCTCTGGCGCCGGCTCGGGGCCGGTCTGCTGTTCCAGCACCTGCTGAACCAGTGAAGGCATGGGCGATGCATCGGGAGTAGCAGCCGGCGTCGACGCCGCACTGGGTGGGGCGGCCTTCGGCGCCACTTGGGCCATCACTGCCTTGGCTGAGACAGGCTTGCCGATCTCTTTGCTCTTGGCGATGATCTCTTCGATGATTGGCTCGGGAATAGCAGCAAGCTTCTCGTAACGGTTCGCCGTCGAAGTCGAGATTCCGGCGTCAGCGAGGACTTCCGCCTTATGCTTCCCACCGGTGGGAACTATGCCGAAACCGCCCTTCTGCGTTTCAAGCGCGGAGCTAAGTTCACCGATTGCGCGCTGGGCCCGGAACTTGATCTCGGCGGCCCACTGCTCAAGCTCGGTGTCTTGCGCTTGCTTCGCGTATAGACGCATTGCCTCAGACTTGTCGCGGATGTCTTTGATCTCGTCGACGTTGCGGCACGCTGCCAACGCTTGGCGCGCCTGGTCATATTTGATGAGTGCGCTCATGTTCAGAATGGGCAGTTAGGGTCGCACGGGGTGAAGTTCACCTCGACCTCGAAACGCCCGGACTCAATGAGGCAGGGGCTGAGGATTTGTTGTGCGAGCTTTCGGATCTCGGAGGTTGGGATGACGTAATCGGTGTGGCCGTCCCACAGATCAGCCACGATGAACGGCGCGGCTTCGTCCCGTACAGCTGCTTCAATAACCGTGCTGAGGCAGAACTCTTCACGACGGCTGTCACCGAAGGCAACGACATATTTAGACGTATCGCCCATGCTGGCCTTGCGGATGCAAGCCGACATCGATCGCCCAGTTGTATCCACTACGTCGCCCAGCTTGATATAGATCAGGTCCATGGTTATGCACTCCACAGGTTGAAGCGCTTGAACGCGCGGATGACGGTCTCGTCGCTAATAAGGCCGAAGCCGTGAAGCATCATGACGACGCGTTTGATGAGCGATTTCATTCGTCGCCTGCATAGATGGCGGCGTGGCGTGCCGCATTGCGGCCGGCCGTGTCCATGCGGCGCTTGATGTTGTAGACCGCGCGGCGGGCAGCCTGGTAGCGACCGTACTTCTCGGCGGAGTGCTTGATGACTTTCGCGTGCGCCGGGTTGTCCGGATTTAGCCGGCCCTCGATCTCGCCATGGAGACGAATGCCACTCTCGATCTTCTGGAGGTAGGCCGCGCGCGCGTTCTTGACGGCGAGCTCGGCCCGCCAAAGGTCAAGCGCCAGCGCGCCCAGGCTCAGGAGCGCGGCAAGTTGCTGGGTTGATTGGAGCGCACGTGGCGCAGCTTGTTTCGCGGTGGTTTTCATGCTGCTCTCCAAAATTTGGGCGTAAAGGGGCCCTAGCAGCGAGAAAGACGCTGCTGCTGTTCGAAGGTTTAAAGAATCAAGCTGTCAGGTTGCTAAGGCGACGGACGCCTTGTACATGTCAGCGCAGTCCTGAGGCGAAACCTCGCCATCGGTTTCTCGCTCAATCTGGAGCGCATACGATAGGGTTACGCGTGTGACGCCTCTCACCCACTGGCTCACGAGCGCCTGCGAAGCTGGCGGGACAAGAGCCAAGCCGAATTCCGCCTGGCTTTTGCCCGCTTTTTTCAAGTGTTCCTCAAGTAGCATCACCGCTCCGTTTAATAGCATTGCTCATATGTGGCATTCTACACATAGAAGCTGTGCTTTTCCACAGTGTTGACAAAAAAAGTTTTGCTTATAAGATGGCGGGCATGAACAGACGAACACTTACTGCAGAAGAAAAAGGCGAGTCGGCCAGATTGACTGACTTTTGGATAGAATTTCAAGAGCAAAATCCTGGTGCTACTCAGTCGTGGCTTGCCAGTGCCTCAGGGCTCGGCACCCAAGGCGCGGTCAGCCAATATTTGCGCGGGGTCATCCCGCTCAACCTACATGCCCTGCTCTCCATCTGTCGAGTGATCCAGGCTGATCCGTACTATGTCAGTCCACGATTAATGAAGTCACTCACAGATGTGCCAGAGATAACGCGAGCCGATCCGCCAAAGTATTTAGCGGAGCCGCAAAGTGGCAATGAAACGGAGCCGGCCAAGCCACGCTCGCCTTTTAGGCGTGTGGAGGCTGTTGGGAATGATGACCCTCGCTTCACCCTCATACCAAAGGTAAAACTCAGGCTTACTGCGGGGATCACAGGATTTTCCATTGAACCCGAGGAGGACGACGGCGCAACTACAGCCGTGCCGACTGAATGGATCGCTCAGCGCGGCTACTCCAGCGCCAACTTAGTCGCGATCGAAGTGCGAGGCGAAAGCATGGAGCCTACGTTTTACCAGGGCGATCTAGTTGTATTGAACACTGCTGACACGCGGCCCGCAGATGGCGGGGTCTTCGCGATCAATTACGAGGGCGAGCCTGTAGTCAAGCGAATGTCGCGCGACGCTGGCGATTGGTGGCTGACTTCGGACAACGCGGACCAGCGAAAGTATGGCCGGAAGATTTGCCGTGGCGACGCTTGCTTGGTAATTGGCCGGGTCGTACGTCGAGAGACTGAACGATTTTAAGGCAACACGAATTAGGAGAAGGCCCGCCCTCGCGCGGGCTTTTTTTTCGCCTAGTTGCGATACCTGTAAAAATAACCGCCAAAGTAAAAGCATTGCTATTGACAGAGAAAAATAGCAACGCTATTATCTGGCCATGGGTTAGAAGCAATTGACTTAGGTCAGTGCGTCTCCGTGGTTATCGTAATCAGTCTTTTGCGTTCCATGTCCCAAACAAAAAAGCCACCCGGCGTTACAGCGCTGGATGGCCTCGTACAACCTAAATTTCTGGGGTGGGAAATGGTGCACGTTAATAATAGCAAAAAGGAATCGTCAACGGCAAGCAATAAATTGCCATGTGATAACAATGCAACATCTATGTCGGAAACGTTGGCCGTAGACGGCATGCTGCTGCAGCTCCCACTGCGTTACCTCGGTGGCGACCTGGGTCTTACCGACGCTGCAAAGCCATGGATCAACTTTGCCGACGCCAGCGGCGCCCGGCTCCTCACTCACTCGGTCGAGTGGGTACTTCGTCACATCGGATCCTTCGAAAGCGGGATCGACCAGATCCGACTCTTGAATGACGCCGCAATGTATCTGGGCCTGAGCGCGCATGCGCTGATGGGCGCGGACATGGGGACGCTCGGCGAAAGCAAGAATGACTGGCGCCACGAAGGCCCCCTGGTTCTGCTGAACCACAGCCTGGGTGTCAGCTGGTTTACCGGCGTCGCCGTGCGCTCCCATGTCGGTCGCTGTGGAATGATGCTGGAGGAGGTGCTGCGGCGCTTCGACCAGTTCGGCGCCGCTGATCAGGCCGAGCTGATGGCCGGTTTGGCTAAGCATTTTGACCTGGGCCAGGAAGAAACGGCAGGTGCAGCATGAGCGCCAAAGATCAAATCCCCGGCACCACCCCTCAAGCCTTGTTCGAGGAATTCTCGTGGGTGCCGGCGCAGCAACGAGGCGAGAACTACGAGCTTCTGTCCGACGCTCGCGACATCGCTGCCGGTGCGGCGATCACGCTGAAGATGGTCGAGCGCGCGGAACTGGATACCGAGCACGACGATGCGCCGCTGCTCAGCAAGTATCACAGCGGCGCGCTGATGCGCATGGTGATCGCCTCGATGAACCTGTTGCGCGACCGGATCGACCAGCGCTTCGAATCCATGAACGATGCCGATCAGCTAGAGCAAGGAAGCCGCGCATGAAGGCCCATTTCACAAAAAGCGGCGGCGAGTACCTGCTCTCCCCTGCTGCGGTTCTCGTGCTGACTTCGGATGCGATCCGAAGCAATGACACCACCATAGCTGGTAAGGAGCGCTCCATGCGCGTCATCAGCCAAGTCATGGAAGTAGCGCGCCGCATGAAATTCGAGCAGGCGGACACCTTGGAAACGATGCTCCTGTTCGGCGGAGAGCCGACTTGGATGCTGGCTATGTGCGACGAACTGGTACAACACATTGGCGGCTGGGCAGTCGTCGCCATCGTGCGGCGAGTCGCGGCCTCGGGCGCTACGGGAGACGCATCATGAGCCGAATCGTCACCACCCACCGCACCACGGCGCCGGCGCTTGTCCGCCTGGCGCGCAGCAAACACGCCGCCGAGGCCGGGTTCGTCGCCTTGATCCTGCTGGCCGGCTTCGCGCTGGACGGCCTAGCCGGGGTCGTCCTCACCGTACTGGAGAACTTTACGAAATGAGCAGCCACGAAACAATGCAGGCCAGCGCCAGCGCCACGCCGGTATATCGCCTGAAGTCGCTACTGGACTTCCAGCAAGTCCCGTATGACCGCCTGGACGAGTGCTTGGTCAACCTCGGCACCTGGCTACGCGCTGCCCGGATCGCGGGCACGGCCACCGAGGTACGCGACGCGCGCGGCGGCCTATCCGGCTTCAACCTGGAGACCGGCGAGCTGGTTTGGGCGGACGATGGGGCGATCAGCACCAGCACCACGGCAGTCGCAGTGCAAACCTGGCGCGCTCGCATCGGGGCCGGCCAGGACTTCCCGCTTCATGCCCCGACGAATGTCGAGCGCGCCATGGAAGCTGAGATCGAGGAACTGCGCAGCGCCCTAGGGCGGCCGAATACAGGCATCGCCGCGGCGGCCGTCGACCGGCTGCTGAAGGAACTGTGCCTGCTGGCGAACGACCATGAGGGCCATGTCCTTGGCACCAGCCTGTGGGCCATCGAGGTCATCACCGGCCTGTTGTCCGGCCTCGACGCGGAGCAGCTGTCATGAGCGCCCTGTTATCGATAGAGCCCGGAGAGTGCGCGGGCTGTGGAGGTGAAGGGCTTGTGGGCGGCGGCAAAGTGCCAACGTTGTGTGTGCAGTGCCGTGGCACAGGCGAGCATCCTGGTGTACAGGCTGGGCGCGAGGGCGACCACCTGATGCAAGCACAATCGCCCGAAACCCGCATGGGCACTGGCTCAGCGCCCGGCCTGGTGGTGGGCGCGAACACTGGCGCCCTCACCCGGATCGCCGAGAAGCTGCGCAGGGCCGGCGCCAGGCTGCCAATGACCGTGACCGCCGAGCTTGCGACGCGAGAAGGGCTGATCGCCAGCGGCCTGTCGATCGCTCTGTGTCTGGTCGAAACCGAGATCGAGAGCCAGGCGGCCGATGTGGCTGAGCAGTGCACAGCGCAGGCCCAGGCGTCCACCGCCGCCGCCGACATACAGCGCCAGCAGGATCCGGTTCAAACCAGCGCCAGCACCCAGGGCGACACCCGCAAGCTGATCGTGGTGGGCGGCAGGCAACTCGGCGCCCAGGCGCTGCTCGACCTGCAGCATGACGCCGCGCGCTACCGCTGGCTCCGCGACAAAGCCGACGGCATGCTCGGCGTCGCCGCGCCAATGGTGGCCAGCCTGGACGAAACCGGTCGCGTCACCACACTGCTCGACGGAGAGGACCTGGACGCCGCGGTCGACATGGCGATGGCGGCGCCGGCCGAGAAGCGTCAACGAAAAACGAAACGTGCAGGAAAGGAAGACGGCAATGCAAACTGAATTCATGCTCTTGGCGATCTACAACAAGCCGCGCCTCAGCCTCGACGAAACGTGCCAGGCGCTGGGCATGAGCACCGCCACCGGTTACACGCACCGGTCGCTCGGTAAGTTCCCGGTGGCGATGTCGGGGAGCCCGCTCACGGCCGACATTCGTGATGTCGCGGCCGCACTGGACCAGCTCCGCGAGCAGGGAAAAGCGCAATCAGCGGAACGGTAGAGCTAGGGATCAACTACGGATAAATTACGGATAGGCGCCCTGAAACCCGCATGAATACTGACTTGTCGGTCCAGTCCATCATCGGAGCGACACTGAGGGTGCGGGGTTTATAGGTCATGCGGTAGAGGCGCGCTGCAAGCGTGCCGGGGAACGGCAATGGCGCGTGAAAATGATGGGCAAGGGGCGCATTTTACCGGAGGTGGGGGCATGCCTCAAGCAAAGCCGGGC